AATCATCCCGTTGAAATAATGTTTATTCATATTCAGGTTGATTGTGTTCTTAATTTGTTGTAACAACTTTTCCATCTTTCTCTTTGGTTTATAATCCGTCTTAACTATAAACCAACCACCCATACTCAATATAACTGACTTGAAATTAACCTTGTCTATTGTTTCACTTGAAAAGTTAATATTCTCAAAGTTGTTTTTAACTTGGAATACTGAACCCTTCTTTGGCAAATTAAAATTACCCTTCAGTTCCATCTTGTCCAAATCTTTCATTATAGTATTGTTGACCCAATGTGGGGATTGAACTGGGCCACATAGCGTAATTATATTGGTCATCATGAGCCATTATAATTTGTTGCTTCCCCATTTCTTTGAAATGTTCTATTTCTTTTTTATGGAGTGATAAATCATATCCATAATCAATTAAATGGTTGACCAAACCCTCCACTGCGGTTTGTTCTTTATTACCCTTCAGTTCCATCTTGTCCCATGTTTGTTCTTATGATTTCAATCTGTAATGGAGTTACAGAATTATCTATCTTTTCACCTTGAGTTGTTACATCAATATGTTTTTCACTCTTCCAATTCTGTTTGAACTTATTGGTCATAATAACTTGCCATAATCTTGTATTGAACCCCGCACCATTATTCTCACTCATAGATTCATACGCTTTGTTATACCACCACTCCTCACATAATTTTTGATATTGGTTAAACGCTTCAGAATATTTTTTGTTTGTCTTTAATAATCTGTAATGTCCTTCCCAACTAATACCCAATTCAATTAAGAATTGTGTGATATGTTTTCCTTCAACACCAGCATCTATAATGATTTTGTACCACTCTGGTTTCATTGTTTCTTCCAATCGTGGTCTTCCTTTTCCCCTCTTTGGAGTATTATCTTCTCCTTGTATATTTTGTTCCATATATCTCAATTCCTATTTTAATTTGATTTATTGCATCTTCCATTGATGGTTTGATACTTGAAGATGGGTATAGACCATAATAAGCCCCCATAATTTCTATTATATCCAAGTCAGTGAGGTCTTGTATCTCTTTTACAGAGATAATCGTTTCTACGATGTTCTTTGCGTTTTGTATGTGGTCTGGATTATCAAGGTTATTTATTACTTGTTTCTTTCCACCTTTACAATTACAACCCATTATTCATCCTTTCTTTTAACACAATCTCTATAGCATCTTTAATATCCTTGAATGCTTGTGCAACCTCAAAGTCATCATTCTTTATTGCTTCATCTATTAACGGTTGAAAACAAGCCATAATTTCAACAGAGGTCATACCCATTCTTACACCTTCTTCAAAATAGTGTTGTGATAATTGAACCAATAAATCGTCTTTTTCCATTGGTGTTAATTGAAAATAGCCAGCCAATATCTCTTTTATATTCATTTAATATAAATATAATCAAATTAAATCTATTTGGAAATAAAAAACCCCCAACATTTAATTGGGGGTATTATCATGAATAGAGGTAGTTATAAAAAAAATTATAATGGACAGTATATCAGAACGAAGCACTACCTCTTATTATAAATATAGTAAATTATTTCCAATAAAAAAACCCTTGAAATGGGACTTTCAAAGGTTTAGTTAATCTAACATGGGTACATTAGAATTAAGTTAAATATAATCAACTTAATTTTCTTTTGTAGTTTCTTGGTAATTTTTCTTTTTCAAGTTTTTGTATATCAATACCGCATTTAAGATAATTGATGTTGAAATAGATAATATGGTTAATGCTGTAATTGGGTTCATTAAAGTTATTCCTACAGCCACTGGTGTTACTATATTTGCTGTAGCAATTTCCATTGTATCTTTATCTATCATACTATTAAATATATCACTTTCTTAACCATAATTTTTCAACAGGTAAAGATTTCCTTAGATGTTCTATATTAGTACTAATATTATTTTCTATTTTATTATTTTGTAAATTATTACTTTGTAAGTTAGTACTTTGTATAGGTACTGGTTCTCGGTAATCCTGAATTTCAGTATCTCCGACATTCAGTTGTCCCGATTCATCTAAAACCGGTTCTTCATACACCACATGGTTATATCCAATGATAAGATTAGTATTTGTATCAATTACCTTTACTGAAACAATATAACCATAGGTTCTTAAACTATTCCATATTTTATAAAACTTATCTCTTCCAATGTTTATTTGTCTCCAAATATTTGTCTTGTAAAAACTCCAATCTTCTGGTAATGATAGTAAATAAATTAACACACCTCTTTCTTCAATGGTTAAAGTTTTACTTTGAATAATTTCATTACTGATTGGAGTGTACCTACTCTTACCAGTTTTTTTGCTTCTAACTACTTGTCCTGTATTTTTCATACATATAAATATAATTCATTTCCAATAAAAAAACAAATTATTTGATTATTCAAGTGTTTTTTCTTATTTTTGTAGATATTTATAGATATGGGTAAAGAACAAATCAATTCCAATCTGCGTAGACGCATGATGACTGAAGATGGTTGGATATATTTCTGCCGTAATTGTGGAACATATCTACCAGAAACTAATTTCTATAAATCAAAGACAGGTCCATTTAAGATTTCAACACAATGTAAATTACATTATTCCAAGAAAGATAAAAATGAATCAGATGATATTGAGATGGAATATCTAAAGTTAGACCCCATACAAGATGAGGACTTTCAGGGTGTCCAGAGGTTATTAGAGACACTTGGATATGAATTTGGAGTAGATATACCACCCGTTCATATTCAATTCAAAACAAAGCACGGATTATGATAAAACAATATAGAGATACAGATTATTTCATCAGTGAAAATGGTGAGGTTTTTAGAAAATGGGGTGAGATTTATAAACCAATTAAATGTGTGGATTCTGGTAATGGTTACTTAAAAGTTAATATTTGGAAAAATGGTAAAACAAAACTAACATTAGTTCATAGATTAGTTGGTGAGTGTTTTATTCCAAACCCTGAAAATAAACCAGAGATAAATCATTGGGATGGTAATAGATTAAATAATCACATATCTAATCTGTTTTGGTCAACTCGTTCTGAAAATCAAAAACATAGCGCTGATATACTAAAGAATTATATTGGTGAATCTAACCCAAACTCTACATTAACAAATGATGATGTAGTGTGGATTAAAAAAAATTATAAAAAAGAAAAAAAATACACAATGAAATATATCGGTGAAAAGTTTGGAGTATCAGCACCAACTATTCACTCTGTAATACATAACAAAAGTTTTAAGAATATAAAATAATATGGGAGCAATAAAATTATCAGTTGAAAAAGTAAGAAACATCCGTAAGTTGTTATCAACAGGGAATTACACACACTTATCATTATCCAAGAGATATAAAGTCAGTCGTGGACACATAACCAAGATTGCCAACAAAATGAGATGGGACGAAAAGAATTATCCACAATTAAGAGATGGCGTACCACAAGAGAACAAAAGTAATATACATTGATGATGAAGAATATGTTTGGTGTTCCAAAGAACAGGACTATGTAATCCACACCGAGTTTGACTTTAACAAAAAAGGTGAATATAAATTGTTCTGTGAAAAGTGTGCTGAAATTGTTTATGATGAAAGGGTAATCAATTATTCACAGGGAGCACAAGATAGAAATGATTATGTTGAAGAACAATCAAAGATTATGTTACAAAACATTGGATATGATTACAATAGTGAGTTGAGTATACACGAACAATTCTTAATTAAACACAAATTGATATGAAGACAAATACAATTATAGGTGGTGTAATTTACTCCACAGAACAGGTAGAAATCAAAGTTATTGATGGAGCGAAGGTTACACTCATCCATTGTGTAGAAACTCAATTAGACAAACATTGTGAGTGTTCTGGTGATATGTTTGATTACAAGTTGGACTATGATATATTCAAGGACTACCACAATTCTTTTATAAAAAATACAAAATAATTTGGTTTACTAAAAACTTTTTATTATATTTTAACTATGGGACAAACAAAAAAATTATACGAACAAATGAATTTAGACGAACTCCTTACAGAGTTCTTTAACCAAGTAAATGGTGATGAAGATTACCAATATGAGTTGTATAAAGAAAGACAACTTGAAATGGAAAAAGAAGCATACGAACAACATTTAGCAGACAGATACTAATATGAAAAAATACAATGAACTACCATTAGGGTTTGATAGAACACAACTCTATAAGGAACACGAAGCACCTATGATTAGGAGACAAACAGCGTTAAAGGAAGCACAATCGTTTTTCTCAAACAACAACATCACTTATTCAGCGATGGACTTAAAAGCGTTGTATATGAGATTTCTTAAAATGATTGAGACAGGTGATAGTGATTTCTTTGAGGGATTAGATAAGTGGTTGGAAGGTAAAAAACCTGTAGATAAGGTTCAGAACCATAACGATATTTATTAAGTATGAAAAATGAAAAGATTGAGTTCTTCACAAAGAAATTAAACTCTTTGAGAATTAAACAGGCAACATTTACCTCATCAGGATATAAGACCCCACCATATCTTGAGAAAGATATTAGATTGACTGAAATTGCGTTGAAGCAATTAAATAAGAAATAAATTAGTGATGTGGGTTCGGTGAGTTTGATGCGCTTCCGTACCATGTTGGAAATCCCGAACCTGCACACAACGGACCCATCATATTAAAGTTTCCGTTCCAACCACCACCCCTTGAAACACCCCAACCAGGTAAAGTCATATTTGCCTTAAATGCTGAATCAGTTTCTGGTGGTAATTGTCCATCATTAAGATTTCCACTAAAGTATTCAGGATACCAACCCGAGCGGAACAATAGATGTCTTCTTAATAGATTGTCTTGAAACTCCGCTTGGTTTCTTGCGTTATTCTTCAAGTATTGTAATGTCTTTAAGTCAACGGCTGAACCCTGTTCGTTCCTGTTTTGAACCAAACCAACATTCATAAACTTAACCCAAAAATTGTCTAATGCTAAATAATAACTCCAAGCAATCAATGTAGGTTGAATAAAGTTATTTAATAACTCTTTGTATCTAATCAAAGATATATCAGTATTGACTGTATTATCATCAACAATCTTTAACAGATATTCGTAAAGGTTCGTCCCGAGGCTCTCTTGCAGCATCACCATCTGACTTTGCTGTATTGCAAATCTCAATTCACTTGAATCAACATTATCTGTGATTGGAGTGTTGTCCTTTAATTTTTGCTCGCTGATGAAAAGTACATTATAGACCATTATATGATGTTGTTTTGTGTTATGGTTAAGTCAATTTCTTGACCTGGATATATCAATTCCAAAATAGGTTTTAACTCTCTATTCAAGAATTTCTGTAATGGATAAATACTTGTTGATAAGAACAATTTGAAACCTGTCTCTAATTGGTCTGCAGATGAACTGAAACCAGTTCTTTGCGGTAAACCGATAATTGAAGCATCGGGTATGTTATGACCACATAAGATTTGGTGTTGTACCAACTCAAATATTGAGGAGAAATAACCATCTTCAACATTTGTCTGTATCTGTGTAATATCAGGTTTTTGTCCTTCTTCACCATAAGATATGATTACTCTGTTGGCATTATCAGCCCCCATGTATCTATCTTCAATTTTTCTTAAGATGTTATTCTGTTCGTATTCTGAATCAGGTGGAGGCTGATTAAAATGGACCCACATACCCATACTACAACCGTTAATTATATTTGAAAGATTGTAGACAGTAATCTCGTGATTTAACTTAATATCGTTGATACAAGCAAGATATGATGGAACACCATAAAACTCACTTTGAGGACCATAAGTTCTAATGTGAATAACTTGTCTATTGGTAAAGTTTGTTGGGTCAAATTCACTAAATTCAATAATTGTTGAACCTTTTCTCCAATTAGCCCAATCCCTTGAATAAAGATATTTTGTTGATGGTTCACCTGGATGTTCAGGTTTATGAACCCTCATATACTTTGATGGAATAACATGGAAACCAGCAAGTCCTTCTTTTCTATCTTTTCTCCAAACAACCTCCAAGAACAAATTACCTGTTACAATCAACTCAAAGAACATTTGCTTGGCAACATCATTGATGTATTGTTTTGAGTTAATCTTATAGTCATTGATGTATCCTGAACCAACAGAATTATCAACACGGGCTCTTACAGCAGAGTTGTGGATTGGTGATGCGTCCAATAACATATACAACTCATTTGGAAATAAGTTGTCCACACCCCAAGATACAAAAGGTTGTCCCTTTGTAATAACCTCTTGAAATGATGTTATGGTGTTTACACCAAAGTTTAGTTTTTCAATATTTATCATCCTTCGTATATTTTATAAATATCACTTGTTCCAGAGTAAGTGATAGGTTGTGTTGATGCTGAATAGTTCACTTGAGCAATGGTCTCATAAACTACATCATAGGCAAGATTGGGGTTTGTATTTCCTGATAAAGCAGTGGATTGTTCCCATACTTTAACATAATACTCACCCTCAATTAAGTGAACATTTGTTTGTCCTGTTGTTGTAGCTCCAGTCAAAAATGCTTCAGGTTGACTGGGGTCTATTGTAATACTAAATAAGTCGTATCCAGGAGCATATCCCACACTTGGTGGTATTCTGTATGGTACAAGCCTCCAAACCTCTTGAGAGAGTTTGTGTTTGAAACTGAACAAATAACAAACAGAACCAGTCAAGTTTTTGTTTCTTGAACAGGTTGCGTTTGCGTTATTGTATCCTTCGTTTAGTATTATCATTTTTTGTTATTTCTTATGAATAGTTATGTCTTCTATTTCCGTAAATTACACTACCAAATACCTCAAAAACAAAGATGTCTGTTACATTGTTTCCAGGGTCTTTAAGTCCACCTGTGAATACAAATGTGTATCCTGTAGCAGTCCAAGTCATAGTGTGGTTTCCGTCAGTTTGTGTTTTAATCATAAATGAAGCACCATCTCTAACATTGGTAATGTTGATTGTAGATGTTCCTGTAATGTAGAATTGTGATTTAGCACCATTATTTAGATTACAAGTAAAGGTTGTACCTGATGATACTGGTTGAACTTGTGTTGATGGTGTTCTATAAGTGTGTAAGTTTTCAACATAAGTTGTGTAGTCAGCAGTTGCCGTTCTACCACTTGTACCAATCATTACAACATTTTCTTTATTTAATATTGTATTATTTTCACCACCTAATATTTGTGATTTTTTAGATGTGGTAATTGTTGAAGCAGATGAACTATCAATTTTGTTAAACCACTGCGTATTTGTATCATCAACAATGGAGTTAGTAATTGTTGAATTGTAAGAGTTTGTTATATGGTTATGTTTTCCATAACCAACTAAACTACAATTTCTTGAACCAAAAAAAGTATTTTGTGATGCTCCACCACTATTGAGTGTTGTATCAGTACAAAAATAAGATGAATACGCACCATTACCAGCCCCTTGATTACCTTGATTTATGGTATTATATCCACCACCAACAAGAGCGTAGGTATATCCTGCTTGTGTAATTGTATTATCTTGTGTTCCACCAACGAATACAATAGCACCTGATGTTAAAGTAGTGTTATATGCTCCAACTAAAGCACTATTTGGTGAATTACCAATAGTATTGTTTCCACCTGCACCCATAAAACATCTATCGTTGAATACACCACCAATAGTGTTATTATATCCCCCAACTTGAGCACTCCAGTTTCCACCAACAACACCCGAACCAGCGAATATACCATTACCAAAACCATCAGTAATGTTTCCACCTAATCCACCAATAATAGCACAATTCGCAGAACCATTATTAGTTGCCCCTTGTCCGTTTATGATGATATTATAATTACCACTTCCTACTGTATTTCCATTACCCCCTAATATCATAGAGTAATCACCAGTAACACTACTTGGTAAGTCCCAAGCATTTATTATTCTATTATTTGTTCCAACTGACTTAAATGGACTTGAAAATCCACTATATTTGTAGGTTGTTGTTTCACCGCTGTTATTCATTATGAACCATCTTAAATCAGCAGCGGTGCCTGTATAGACTGGTAAACTTGAAATGTATACACTCATATTTCTTTTATTTTTTTAATTTTTTATTTTTGTTAATTTAACAACACCGATACCATTGTTTGTGCTGTGGTAGGTGCTGCGGCTAATGTTGATGTTATGTTCACTGAACCTGATAATGGAGTTACATTTGCCGCAAGTGACCCTGATAATCCAGCAGCAATACTATAGTCAAACACTTCAGTGTTGTTTGTCCAAATAGTACTTTTTGCACTAACATCACCAGCGTTTGATGAAATAATTATATCGTCCAATGTAACACTTGGATAATTTCCTGTTACACCACTTGTCGTTGATGATACTTGAATGGTTGCTTTTGGAGTTGTTGAAATTAAATTATAACAAGTTAAATTCGTTCTTAACAATCTTGTTACAGTTCCCGAAAATGTAGTAACAACTGATACTAATCCACCACTAAATTGTAATCCATATATTGCTGATATAGTATTACCTAATGATGATTGTGCTAATAAACTCATTGGAACTCCATTTATCGTTGTTGATACAGGTAATGCTCCTACTGAACTAACAGCGGCAACAGTTACAACAGCATATCCATCACCAAAGGACATTCCATTACTAAATACAGTATTTGATGTACCATAACTATAATTACTTCCATAAACAACCGAGCGTTCACAACCAGAACCATTAGCAATTAAATTGTTTCCATCTTCAGCCAAGATATAATTTCCATCTTCCGCTTTAATACCACATAAAATATCAGGTGGTGGAGTTGATGATGGAGTTAAGGTTGGTGTAGGTGTA